CCAAATAAACCAGCAGGAAAACAAGCACCGCCGGGAATAGAAAGTAAAATGTTAAAATTCGGAGAATTTATCGCAGAAGACATTATGAAGGACTTGAAACAGATAATCAAGTCTAAGAGGGACACAGAAGTAAAGCTAGATGATGGGTCAGCAATGCCTATTGACCCAATGACAGCGGATATTTTTGTTAAATATATAGAGGGTCTAAAATCCTCAGAACAAAAAAAGGTTATTAATCAAATCCAACGGACTGAGCGTGGATTCATGAAAGTCCTTGGGAAAGCACACGGAGAATAATAAATGGCTATTTCAAAATCCGCAATTGTCCTTCAGGATACTGCCACTAAGTATAGGGTGATGACTACTGGACTTGCTGGTGATGCTACGCAGTTGACTGACAGTGTATTTGCTGATGTATCGGCATTGAAATATGCCACAACTACAGTGACACTAGCTGCCGCACCAACAACAAATTTTTGTATTGGAGAAATATTAACAACAAATGATTCTACTCCAGTATTCATGGTAGTACAAGATTATACAGCTGGAGCAGCAACAGTAGATGTTTACAGGTGTACAAGTGGAACAGATTCTACACCTTTGGGATGGGATACAGCATCTGCTACTAATGTAGCAGTAGGAAAATCATTAACAGGAAGTATATCTGGATTAGCTTCACAGCTTACTCATGGTAGTACAAGATTATCAATTAATACACCAACTGTAAATCTCAGGCATCTTTGGTGGGATTTAGCGCCTGGTATTACTTATGCTAGAGTTTATTTTGATGGAAGTGGAACAGAAGAAGATATTGCATATATAAGAGGTGGTTCTACTGGTAGTTGGGACTTTGCATCATGGGGATCTTCAATAACTATGGGAGCTGCAGCTGGAAATACTGGCAATGTTCTTGGTGACATTAATGTAACAACAATAGGTGTTGCTTCTGGTGATACTTATTTAATCGGACTAGAGGTGCAAAAATCGAAGGGTTTTGACATGCCAAACTATGAGGGAAATGGAGCTCTTGGTTATGGTCAAAATGCTGTACGAGCTGATGCATACTAATAAGGGATAACAAATGAAAACTTTTACCGAATTACGCGAGGCATTACTAGAGTTGGTTTCTTTTCGTAAGAAACACAAAGGAGCTACAAAAAGGATGTCATCTGCAAAGAAAAAAGAAGTAAGAATTCGTGATAAGAAAAAGGCACAGCTTGGCATTGATGCTGGTGGTAAATATAAACTCAAGGGTGGTAAAAAGGTGAAAAAAACCAGTGACGAACTAAAACGAAAAGTAGTTTCGCGGGGATAGAATGAAGTCCTTTAAGGAATTGGTTTCAGAAATGTCGGTTATGCAGAGGATAAAACGGTCAATATCCTCAAAGAAAACCGCCAAAAGGAGGTCTATTAGAAGAGCTCTAAATGCAAAGAAACCACCAACTCCTGAGAAAATTAAGGCGTCGTTGGAAAGAGAACTTAGGAAGAAAGCCTTGAATATTGCAGATAAACAGGGAGTTTATACAACTGCAGCAGCTGGAACCAAAGAAAAAATAGAAAAGAAAGCATCAAAACTATTAGCAAAAAAGAAGGGTGTTTGGACTACAAAACTTAGACCACAAGTTAAGAAAAGAATGAAAGATGCTTTTAAAAGTAGAACATCTTCAAAAAATCCAGAGCAATAACGGAGAGAGTTATGAAACTTATTAGCGAAGAAGCAGTTGATATAGAATTTCTTACAGAAGCCAAGAAGGAAGGTGGTAAGAATTATTTTATTGAAGGTGTTTTCATGCAAGCTGAAACTAAGAACAGAAATGGTAGGGTTTATCCCAAAGGTATTCTTCAGAAAGAAGCCAAAAGATATTCTGAAAAATTTATTAAGAATAAGAGAGCTTTTGGTGAATTGGGTCATCCAGACGGGCCAACAGTTAATCTTGAAAGAGTTTCTCACATGATTGAGGAACTTGAAGAGGTTGACAATAATTTTATGGGGAGGGCTAAAATTCTGGATACCCCTTATGGTAAAATTGTTAAAAATTTGATTGATGAGGGTGCTCGGTTGGGAGTATCATCAAGAGGTATGGGTTCATTAAAACCTGCAAAGGACGGTATTCAAGAGGTACAGGGTGATTTTTATCTCGCTACTGCAGCCGACATCGTTGCTGATCCTTCCGCTCCAGACGCATTCGTTCATGGTATCATGGAAGGTAAAGAATGGGTTTGGGACAATGGAATTTTGAGAGAATCAGAAATCCAAGAAATCAAAAATAAAATAGAAAATTCTTCAAGAAAAGACAGAGAGCAGACACTCGTTAGGTCTTTTGAGGAATTTATCACCAAACTGTAAAGTTTATATTTTTATAAATAATAGTAGTATATTTTACTAAAACCAAATAGGAGATTTTCAATGTCTGAAGAAATTTTGGAACAACAGTCTGAGGAAGAACTGGAAGAAGAGCAACAAGCTGTGGCAGAGTCTTCAGACGAAGAAATTCAAGAAAAGGCCCAAGTCAAAGAAGACGATGAGGAGGGCGATGAGGAGTCTGAAGAAGAAGAGGAAGTAGAAGAAGCTTTAGAAATTCCTAAAACAAAAGCAGGAATGATGAAGGCTATCTATGACCAAATCAATACAATGAGGAAGTCTGAACTTACTGATTCTTTCAGCAAAATTATGGGTTCAACCCTTGCTGAAGAAGAAGAAGATGAGGATGAAGATAAAGAAGAGGTTGAAGAGAATTTGGAAGTTAAAAAACTTTCAAAGGAAAACCTTGAAATCGATGTTAAGGAAGACATCAACGCTATGATGAATGGCGAAGAACTTTCTGAAGATTTCAAAACAAAGGCTTCTACAATTTTTGAAGCTGCAGTTTCAGCCAAGGTCATTCAAGAGGTAAATGAAAGAATTGGTGTCTTTGAGGAGGATTACAAGAAACAAATCAAAGAAGCTAAGGAAGAGCATCTTTCCGCAATGAGTGAAAAAGTTGATGGATATCTCAACTATGTTGTTGAAGAGTGGATGAAAGAAAATGAACTCGCAGTCGAAAAGGGTATTCGCTCCGAGCTAGTAGAAGATTTCATGACTGGCCTCAAAAATCTTTTCCAAGAGCATTACATTGACATTCCTGAAGAGAAAGTTGACCTAGTTGACGATCTTTTCGAGAAAGTTGAAGAGCTTGAGAAGAAACTTGACGAGTCGGTTAATGACAACGTAGAATATAAAAAACAACTTTCTGAGTATAAGAAAGAAGAGACATTGAGAGATGTTTCTGAAGATCTTGCAGACACAGAGAAAGAAAAATTAAAGACACTTTCTGATGGAGTTGATTTTGAAAATGACGAACAATACAAGGAAAAACTTGAAGTCATTAAAGAAAACTATTTTCCAACTGTGCAAGAGCAACAATCTAAACCTTTGACTGAGGAAGTTGAAAATACTGAAACAGACGAAGAAGTAGATAAACATGACCCCGCTATGGATCTTTATGTAAGAGCCCTAAAGCGTAATAATTAATTTTTCAACAATAACCTTTTAGGAGATAAAAATGTATCTAGCTGAAGGATTACAACAAAAATGGGCTCCTGTCTTAGACCATGCTGATATGCCTAAGATTAAGGATTCCTACAGACGAGCAGTTACCGCTGTTCTTCTGGAAAACCAAGAAAAAGCAATGGCTGAAGAAACTGGACAGAACGCTTATGGCTTTCAGTCTCTTTCTGAGGCTCCTGCTCCTATTAACGCAGCACCTACTGCTTCAAGCTCGGGTCAAGTTCGTTATCAAGACCCTGTTTTGATTTCGATGATTCGTAGATCAATGCCTAACTTGATGGCATACGATGTTTGTGGCGTTCAACCAATGTCAGGCCCAACAGGTTTGATTTTTGCAATGCGTCCTGAGTATGACACACAAGGTGGTACTGAGGCCTCGTATGACGAAGCAGACCCTGCCCATTCAGGTAATGCTGGCGCTGCCGGTTCATCTGGTACAGCTGGTACAGCTGGTGCACAGGGTGGATCACCTGCATTAGCACTGACAAACAGTGGTGGACTTGCAACAGCAACCGCTGAAGATTGGGGTACTGGAGATAACGTATCTGGTTCCGCTGGTGTTGATTTTCAACAAATGGCTTTCTCAATCGAGAGAGTTGCAGTTACAGCGAAGACCAGAGGGTTGAAAGGTACATACTCAATGGAACTCGCTCAGGATCTTAAAGCCGTTCATGGTTTGGATGCTGAAACAGAATTGGCTAATATCATCTCACAAGAGATTTTAGCTGAAATTAATCGTGAAGTTATCAGAAGTATTTACTTCATTGCTACACATGGTGCAGCTCATAATACAACAACAGCTGGTGTATTTGACCTTGACACAGACTCCAATGGTAGATGGTCTGTTGAGAAGTTCAAAGG